ACTATGAAAATTACACTTACATCATTAAATGAAACTTGGGTACATGTAGAAACTGAACCAGGAATAGCACAAGAGTTATATGATCGTTTATCTTTTGACGTTCCTGGTGCTAAATTCATGCCAGCATTTAAGAGAAGAGCCTGGGACGGTAAGATACATCTATTTGATAAGAGAAAGAATATAATCCATAAGGGATTGACTCATTATATTGAATCATATGCCGAAGAAAATGGTTACTCTTTCTTAAAGAATTTCAGTAACATAGCATACGATTCTTCAGAAGCAGATAAATTTCTTTCATCCATTAAATGGTACTCCGGTTCCGAAACAATCGAACCAAGAGATTATCAGATAGAAGCTATCCGTAAAGGAATAACTTCTAAGAGATACATTGCCTTATCTCCAACAGGATCTGGTAAGAGTCTTATCATAGCATCACTTATTAGATTCTATTATGATAAGATTCCAGGAAAGATTCTATTAATTTGTCCTACTACTTCTCTAGTAGAACAGATGTATTCTGATATCAAAGATTATTTTCCAGATTGGGAATCGGATAAAAAGATAACAAAAATATATTCTGGAACTGAGAGATTTGATCGTAGGATTGTTATAAGTACCTGGCAGAGCCTCTATGACAATCCACAATCTTACTTCGAAGATTTCGAAGTTGTTATGGGTGACGAGACTCACCTATATTCCGCTAAAGAAATATCAAAGTTATTTGAGAAGTGTGTAAACGCATCACATAGATATGGATTCACCGGAACTCTATCAGGAGAGAAGTTACATCAACTTCAATTAGAAGGTCTATTTGGAAAAGCTTTTCAAATTACAACAACATCGAAGTTAATTTCAAAGAAACAATTAGCCCCATTCAATATAAATGCTCTTCTACTTGGATATTCACAAGATACAAGAAAAGCTTCAAAAGGATTTGACTGGGAGGGTGAAGTTCAATTTCTTATTTCTCATGAAAAAAGAAACAAATTTATTGCTAAATTAGCAACTTCGTTAAAAGGAAACACCTTAATTCTTTTCTCTAGAGTAGAATCGCACGGTAAACCTTTATATGAATTGATTTCTTCTATGACTGATAGGCCAGTTCATTTTGTATATGGTGGAACTCAAACATCTATACGTGAAGAAGTCAGAAAATCAATTGATGGTGTAGATAATGGAATTATTGTAGCTTCTTCTCAGATCTTCTCAACAGGTATTAACATTCCTTCTTTGAAGAATATTATATTCACTCATCCATCAAAATCAAGAGTTAGAACTCTTCAATCTATCGGAAGAGTTCTGAGATTATCTAAGAATAAAGAAGGTCCTTCAGTTCTTTATGATATTGTAGATGATATGTGTATAAATAATCATAAGAATTTTGCATATAAACATTTCTCTGAAAGAGTTAAAGTTTACGCATCTGAAGATTTCGATTACCAGATAATAGATATACGATTGGAGTAAATTATGGAAGATCAAATTATTAAAATTCCTTCTATGTCATACGAACGTAGAATTCCCGCAACCATTGATGAAGCAATGGAAGAGATCGATAGAAGGATCATGATTACAGGTCAAACAAATTTCGGTAAAGTTAATGCAAGATTAATATTCCGTGAGTTACTAGAAGACTTTGTAAAGGGATTAGAGAATAGATCAACTATTCATATATTATAAATATAAAAATATGAAAATATTATCATTTAAACAACAATATATAAATGAAACCAAAAGTAGACCATGTATTGTAGTGGATGTGCAACCGGCTTATGCATATTATCAGCAGAGAGATGAACCTGAGGGTTCGATGCCAAAAGCATATAAAATCAGTCAAAAAGTTATCAATTTTGTAAATCAACAAACTGGACCTGTGCTGATGTTTATTAATGCTGAGGAAACTGGAGTATCAAACGATACCAAAGCAAGCGTGATTGAGTTTTGGGAAGACTATGGGTTTGACCCTGACAATTGGAATCGAGTAACGATCGTCGACAAAGGGTATGGATATTTTAGAACTTGGATGGATCAGGGTGTTAGTGAAGCTGTAATCATCCGAGTGATCCGTGCCCTGTATCAAGCCAAAGCCAATGAGAGCAGAGATTTAGAATTAGAACAGTTAAAGCAGTTAGTGGGCGCAGAATGGCAGGACTGGATGGCAGATGATCCCATTAGTATAAATTGGACAAGTGTTGCGCAGCTCAAACGCTTTCAAGGTGCTTACATAATGGGCGGTGGACGAAATGAATGTTTACGAGAAGTAGAATTACTAATGAATGCATTTAATGTTAGTTACAAGAGAATTGACAGTTTAGTGTACGGTTAATGTATATTTAATTTCTATAACTTAAAACCACTACATACTTAGTATAGCGTAGAAAGTCAAGTTAGTCAATATCTGAGTTATAAAAAAAGATATTGCTTTCTTTGTATGTATTTTATATAATGGTAATATGATATTAAACCAAACAATGACTAACGAACTACCAAATATAGAAGACATAATCATTAAGCCAGAAGATATTCTTAGAGAAGTAACAGAGATAGTTCAACAATATAAGATGAATTATCTTGAAGCAACAGCTTATTTTTGCGAGAAAAATAATTATGATACAACATCCATATCTAAGATTATCCCTCAATCACTCAGAGCTCTTATCGAACAATCTGCTAAAGACTTGAAATTATTAAAAAAGAAATATAACAATTCAAACACATTACCACTATGAGTGATATGTTTTCTGGGTACGATGCATATATAACTTATCTTGCATTTAAGCTACACTTCTCTAGTACAACTTATAATTTTTTTACATATAACGGGAAAACAAAATCCAATCCAAAATCCTATGAAAATAGGAAGGATAGATATCATTTCGAAAAGATAGCAGCTAGAATTTCTAAAGAATCCTTTATTGAAAGAATGTTAGTAGAATATCTAGAGAACCAAAACTTTTGGATTAAAGATGTTCTAACTGCAGATAATAAAGCAAGGCACCTAGTTTGGAGAGGATATGTAGAAGCATTCCCATATGCTTTCAAATCTGATCTTGGAAAGATTAAAGAATATTGTCTTCTGAATGAAATTGAATATAATGAACTATTTAAAACGAAAGGAGTAACACATCCTCTTATTTTTAAGATGTACCTAAGAAAAGATATTCGTTTAGAAACATTTATTTGTGTAGATAATCTTATTAAGATTTCAGATAAGATGAATTCTCCCGAAAGACCACGTGATCCAATTTGGTCGGATTCATTTCTTCTGATGCAATGTTATGTGCCATTCATACAAAAGTTTTTGCCAGAAAGAGAAATCTTAAAAAAAATATTCTTAGAAGTTTTTAGTTGATAGTTGAACTGATATAAGTTATGATATTGATATGAGGTTCATATGACATGAAAGATGATTTGATACGGTTTGATGATGAAGATGATTTGACCGATTCGGAAGAATCGGATAATATATTTGAGATCGATGGACTTGATGAAGAAACTATTTCTTCATTAATTGATGAAGTGTATGAATCACTAGATACCTTAGAAAATATTATTTTGAGTATGTATTATTCTTACAATAAGATGGAAACAGAATATACAGAACGCCTAAATAACTTAGAAGTTGAGAATGAGAAGTATCGTGAAGAGATTAAAAAACTTTATCAACAATTAGCAAGTAAAAGCAAGAAAAAGAAAGAGGATAACTAAATGAATTTCGCAGATCTAAAGAAGAAGTCAAAGTCTAATCTAGACAATTTAGTAGCAGAATTAGAAAAGATGTCATCTGGCGGTAACAAGTACCAAGATGATCGTTTTTGGTCGGTTCCTATGGACGAGAAGACTGGAAACGGCACAGCTCTAATTCGTTTCCTTCCAGCAGGAAAGAACGATAAGTTACCTTGGGTAACAGTTTTTTCACATTCGTTCCAGGGACCTGGTGGTTGGTATATTGAGAATTCACTAACTACAATTGGACAACAGGATCCAATTGGAGAAAAAAATACTGAACTTTGGGCAACTGGTATTGAAGCCAATAAGGAAATCGTTCGTAAGCGTAAGCGCAAGCAGCAATATATCTCTAACATCTATGTGATTTCTGATCCTAAGAATCCACAGAATGAAGGTAAGGTGGTATTGTGGAAATTTGGTAAGAAGATCTTTGAGAAGATTCAAGAAGCCATGAAGCCAGTATTTGAAGGCGAAAAGGCAGTTGATCCATTTGATTTTTGGCAGGGCTCTAACTTCCGTCTGAAGATCAAGAAAGTTGATGGATATCCAAACTACGATAATTCATCGTTCGAGGCTCAGGCTCCTTTTCTTGATGGTGACGATGAGAAGCTAGAGAAGGTTTGGAATTCTCTATACGCTCTTAATGAGTTTACTGATCCGAAGAACTTCAAGTCTTATGAAGAATTGAAGGCACGTCTTGATAAGGTGTTGGGTAATAAGGCTTCGGCACCGAAGAAGTCTGAAGATTCTATGCCTTCTAAGCCTGCTCCTAAGATGGAGAGCAAGAAAGCATCAGTTACTGAAGATGAAGTTCCTTGGAAGTCAGAAGAAACTGATGAGGAAGATGATTCTTTAGATTTCTTCCGTAAGTTAGCAGAAGAGTAATAATTAATAAAAAAAACTATATTCTCTTTAGAATCAGTCGCTTGCAGTTAAGTCATTGATTCTAAAGGGAATTTTCTTTTTGACATTCCGAATCCGAGTACGCTATAATGGTTGTATGATGAATGAAGGAAACGCCACCGAACTGGTTGTTCGCCTCTATACTGGGTCTGACGATACTGATGGTTCGATGATTGAATATCGTGTTGAGGCCCAATCTTGGGCCGATGCTGAATACCACATCGACTCCTATTTGGAAGTCTATCTTTGATCCAAACATCTCGTTCAAGACAATCTCTAACGAATATCTATTAAAGGAAAAGTAAATGAATATCAACATCGATCGGTTTATGGTTATTGGTAATAGTATTGTAGAACGAATGACTGGTGAAGTTCTCTATGATTCTGTAGCATCGAATCTTGAGATCCAGCGACATTGTGATATCTTGAATGGTCGATTCTATCCAGAATGGATTAATGAGGAGCATCTGATGTGGGCTCCAGTTCAGAAAAAAAGATTTGTCATCGATTGATATTTTGAACACAATACGGTATACTATTAATATGAGTATGAGTGACATCAAAGATTTCCTGGCCTTCGCCGCTCTAATTTTGATTATCGTTTTGTATACGGTGGTTCTCTAATGAAAGCATATATTACTATCGGTTTACCTGCTTCTGGTAAATCTACTTGGGCGAAAGACTTCTGCGAGAAGAATTCTACGGATGAGAATATTATTGTTCGAATCAATAACGACGACATTCGAAATGCTATCTATGAATCGCTTGGTCATCGTAACTGGTCTCCAAAGATTGAAGACGCAGTTCGGGCGAATCGTGAGATGTTGATTGTTGCCAGAGCGCTTGTCAAAGCAGATATTGTGATCGATAATACTCATCTGAATCCGAAGACCCTTAAATCTACCAAGGAATCTTGCGAGAAACTTGGGTATGTGATTGAGATTGTAGACTTCCGCCACGTTTCTCTTGAAGAATGTATTCGTCGTAACTCATTGCGTGATGAGTTCGCTCAGGTTGGCGAAAAGGTAATTCGTAACATGTATAATCAATTCATGAAGACACCTGTAGATCGTGATCTGCCTGCTTGGATTCCGAACAAACTGCCTGACTGTATCATCGTCGATATCGATGGTACCATGGCTCAGATGAAGGATCGTGGTCCTTATGATGAGCATAAGGTGTATCAGGATGATGTTCGTCAGCACGTTCTATTCACTATCATCTCAATGATGACTGCGAATCCAGAACTCAAAGTGTTTGTTTTCTCTGGTCGGTCAGAGAAGGCTTTGGAACCCACTGTTCGTTGGACAAATGATAAGTGTGGACTTGAAGTTGAAAATCATAAGACTAATTTTACCAGCGATTATTGTGTTGAATTGCACATGCGCAAAGAAGGCGATCGCCGTCGTGATTCGCTTGTCAAGAAAGAATTGTTTGACTTATATGTAAAAGATAAGTATAATGTAATTGTAGTCTTTGACGATCGACCACAGGTCATCAGGGAATGTTGGAAAGAACTCAACCTTCCTGTTTTTCAGTGTGGTTTAATTGATGTTGAATTTTAAATTAGGAGAAATGAATGGAACGATTAACTGATATGACTCAAAAGGAACGTGTACTACATGTACTCTCACGAAAGAATCGTAATCAACTAACGGCTCGACAGGCCCAACGTGATCTTGGTATTGCAAATGCCCGAGCTGTAGTATCGAGTCTTCGCAAGGAAGGTTTTAAGATTCGAACTGAAGCCAAGAAGAATCGTAATGGTTCAGTCGAAATTTATTACACACTATAAATATTGTGGGGCGTGACCCCACAATCAATATCTTATGTTACTCAAAACAATCACTGATTCCAAATACTCACCATCTTTAATGCAAACGATCTTAGAAGATCCTGCATCTTTTAAGATGATTATGTCAATTTCGTTTGCCGTTCGGATCGGTTTATTCATTGTTTCGATGGCATTTATTAGTTATTTGTTTATCTCGAAACCAGATAATGTCGTTTGGTATATTGTGCCAGTTATATTTTTTGTTTTTAATTTGATGAAATTATTTGAATATAGAGAATATTTTGGTGTGTTCATAGAATCGTGTATACTATCGTACGACATTCTACATAAAATTTCATCTATGTCTGATGAAGAAACCCAAGCCTTCTTAGAAGGTTTCAGTGAGGCCAGAAAACAACAGTTCTTAGAACAGAAACGGAATGTACAAATCTATTATGAAAAAAACTGAACTTAAAGAAGTCCTTGAGTCTCAAAGATATTTTCTTGTAGCATTACAAATGTATCTGTTGAAATTGGGGTTGTTTCCGAGCCAAGATGGTTTATTGGAAATGAATTTGGATTATCTCTGGAATACAACAGAAGTAATTGGTAATTCACTAAATATCGAATTGCTGAATATGGAAGAAATTATCAGACATGGTAACGAGATGATTGCATTAAATCAAATGTACTCGATGGAAATACATGACAAAACTCCAATTAACTGACATAGATAATTTTGTAGAACAAAATAAAAAGTGTATTATTATATTTGGTGACACATCTTCTATTTTGACAAAGACATTATTTTCTGTATTAAAAGATTTGGGTCATGAAATTCGTGTTCTTGATACGGAAGAGTATTTGGAATCTTATGCGAAATATAGAATTAGAACAACACCACTAGTGCATGTATATATTAATGCTGAATTAACTAGTAAATTTGTGTTGCCAATAAACAGAGAAGATGTTAAGAAATGTTTGAACGAATAGATAAAATATCTGGTATCATTAAGAATCTAAGTATTGCTTGTTTCTTTATATATTCTGTCATATTCTTGGTCAATATAAACAAGACGCTAGATTCTATTGCTAAAGACTTTAACCAGACGCATACTAAATTACTTACAGAGATCTCATTAGTAAGACAAGATTTTACAAAAACAACAAACACTGCTCTATCTAAAATAGATAACAGAATTATTTCTATAGAAAAGAATCTATTCTCTAGAATAGAGAATATAGAATCAAAAACTTTCGCATCAGTCGAAAAATTGAATACAAATTTAGATCGTATAACAGACGAATCTATAGCACTCTCCAGAGATTATAGAACCATACCAAGAGATTTCACAAATACAATAACGCCGATTAATGAACGAATGAATTGCGTATATAATGATTCTTGTTGGCCAAATCTTTTTACAGATGTATTGATAGACACAAGAAATATGGCAAGATCCGGATCTAATTCTTTCTTAACATTTAATAAAGAAGTTCCAAAAATAACTAACGAGATTAATAAAGTTTCTACTTCGTTTGCAAATGGAGTTCCCGTGATTCTTGATAACGTAACAAAAATTACGAACAATATCGATAGATTGACTAAACCAAAATGGTATGATAGAATACTTGGTATAGGTGCAAACGCAACATTAGTTTATTACAATGTAACACGCAGATAAATAGATATAGGAGTTAATATATGAATTGGTTGAAAAATTTATTTAATACAGTTAAGAATTTCTTTACGAAATTGTTCGGTCAAAATGCAAATGATTTTATTGCATTACTAGAACAATTATCGCCACTCGTTAACAAAGCCCTACCAGTAGTCAAGAAGATTGCACTTCTTACGCCAACAAAGACTGATGATAAGATTCTAGAAGCTTATGAGAGACTAGGATTTGCAGGTCTATTTACTCCTGGTATGGATAAATCTATTGCCCTAAGAGATTTAGCAAAGAAAGTTATTGTTGCTTCAAATCCTGATCCTGTGTCTGACTATCTTGCTAATACAGCTGTAGAATTAGCATATGCCAAATACAAACAAGAACAAACAACGAAAAATTAAAAAGAAAACAATAATGGATTATTGGGTGAAATTTTTAAGATCGCTCGAGACCGAGGGGGGATCAATAGTTATATTGATCTTCCTTATTGGTGTCGTTGCGTGTTTGAAGCACATCGGTTTCAAGGATGCAGATTCGCAAGTTATTTTTATTCTGGGGGCGCTAGTTGGATTATTGAAGGGAAGAGTTGAACAACATAAGGTAGAATAATATGAGTAATTTATCATTAGAATATTGGAAAGTGGCAGAAGAAGTTCTAGAACCTAGATTTGCAACTTTATCATCAGCTTGTTTCGACATTCATGCATGGATTAAAACAGGCAATAAAATTAAATGTTATACTCCAGGAAATAAAGAGATCTTAGTCGGCATTCATGAAGATTCCGTTCTCATTAAACCTGGCGATAGAATGTTAATCCCAACAGGCTTGATCTTCAAGATTCCAGAAGATTACTCATTACGAATTCATATTCGTTCTTCTGTGGCATTCAAACAAGGTTTATTCTTGGCCAATTCTGAAGGAGTTGTAGATCAAGATTATTTCCACGAAACCTTTATTATGCTGGTAAATACTTCCACACAAACGGTTAATTTAAAGAATGGTGATAGAATTGCTCAGGGTGAATTATTGAAGATGGAAAATTATTGTCTATCGCAAACTTATAACAAGCCTGAGCAAATTACAGATAGAATTGGTGGAATTGGGAGTACCGGAAAATGATAGGTGAAGAATCTCATTATGCAAGTAAGACGGAAGAATTAGAAGAATATCTAGATTTCTGTGACGTTCTGATTCGTCCTAATAATACACTCACAAAAGTTAATTCTAGATCGGATGTGAATCTAGAAGTAAGATATACTAATGGTAATTTGGTTTGGTCCGGAATTCCTATTTGTGCATCTAACATGGATGTTATTGGAACTTTTGAAGTAGAACGTGTCTTATCAAAATTTAAGATGTTGACAATACTTCATAAGTTTTATACTGTCGAAGATTTCAAGAAGCACGAATACGATTCAGAGTATATCGGTATCTCTGCCGGGATTTCAGAAAAAGAATTACAGAATATATCTGAGATCTTGGAATATGATCCGAAAATTAAATTTATCTGTTTAGATGTTGCAAATGGATATACACAAACATTTCATGAATGTGTTTCTAAATTTAGAAGAAGATTTTCAGATAAATTCATTATGGCCGGGAACGTTGTTACTAATAGTGGATGCCAGTCGTTGGTTAATGTTGGAGCC